TAGGAGTGGTTTAGAACATTCTGTGTCACTCTATCTTACAGACTTAAAACATGACTATGGTTATGAAAGTATTAAGATAGAATGGGAAGATTTATCTTACCGAACCTATACTCCTGACTTTATGCTTAGTAATGGTATTATAATAGAAACTAAAGGTAGATTTTTAACAGCCGATAGAAAGAAACACAAAGCTATTAAGAAACAACACCCCAATTTAGATATACGATTTGTATTTACTAATAGCAGAAACAAATTACAAAAAGGTGCTAAGTCTTCATACGGACAATGGTGTGATGCACATGGTTTTTTATACTACGATAGAATCATACCTGAAGATTGGCTAAACGAGAAAGGAAAAAACACACATCCCCCTCTTATAAAATTTAGTGGGGATAAAATAGTGAGGAGATACAAGACTAAATCTAAGAAGGGTGCTAAGAAATGAAAGATACAATAAAACAAGTGAGACCTGAAGACTTTATTATTAATGTACGACCTGAGTTAGACATTAAAAAAGAGTGGACAGGTCAAGTAGACATATCTATAATGACAGCAGGAGATAATCCATTAGGAGATGACGATTACTATGGAGTTATGGGTTTCTGTAGAGTTATATGTTCTTCTGTTCCTGTTATGGAGCAGGATGAATATGTTAGAGAAGCACTAGAGAAAAAAGCAGAGCAGTATGAGGAGCTACTAAATCCACCAAGTAAAAAAGGTAAAGTAGTTGACAGACATGACAATGTTGTGGTATTGTCGTTTGAGCCTGATACAGAGGATAAAGCATAATGAGCATAAAAGTAAAAGTAATGTTAACCCTAGAGGTAGACACTGAAGATTATCCTGTACCTGCTGATGGAGATGTCACAGAAGATTTTGAAGATTATATGAGAGAATTGTATCACGATTTAGATGGTGTAAAGATTAAGCATATGAAAGTAATAATGGAGTAATAAATGTTAAGTAACTACCTACCAACCGACTACCAAAACTTTATAGCACTCTCTCGCTATGCAAGGTGGAAAGATGACGAACAACGCAGAGAGAATTGGGGTGAGACAGTAGACCGATACTTTGGCTACATGGAACACCACTTAAAAAATAATCATAGCTACAACTTGACTAGAGCCTTAAAAGAAAAATTAGTTGAGCAGATTACATCCCTAGGTGTTATGCCTAGTATGCGAGCCTTGATGACAGCAGGACCTGCCCTAGATAGATGTCATGTTGGTGGTTACAACTGTAGTTATATACCTGTTGATAGTCCACGAGCATTTGATGAATGTATGTACGTACTAATGTGTGGTACAGGTGTTGGTTTCTCTGTTGAGAGAGAGGTAGTAGACAAACTACCTATAGTCAATGAGCATATGGAGAAGTCATCTACTATCATCAAAGTCGGAGACAGCAGACCCGGTTGGTCTAAAGCTCTACGTGAGTTGATTGCTATGTTATATGCAGGACAAGTTCCTCAGTGGGATATGTCAGAGGTTAGACCAGCAGGTGCAAGACTAAAAACCTTTGGTGGTAGAGCATCAGGACCTGCTCCTTTAGTTGAGTTGTTTCAGTTCTGCATACAGAAGTTTGAGAGTGCTAAGGGTAGAAGACTATTTCCTATTGAGTGCCACGACATCATGTGTAAGATTGGTGAAGTTGTAGTTGTAGGTGGTGTCAGACGTTCAGCCCTCATCTCCTTGTCTAACTTAGGTGATGACCAAATGCGACATGCCAAGTCAGGGCAGTGGTGGGAGAATGAAGGACAACGAGCCTTAGCAAATAACTCTGTAGCATTTAAGGGTAAGCCTGAGATGGGTACGTTTATGAGAGAATGGACTTCTCTATACGAATCTAAGTCAGGAGAACGTGGTATCTTTAATAGACAAGCTGCTAAGGTTAAGGCACTAGAGAATGGCAGACGAGATGCAAACCATTATTTTGGATGTAATCCATGTAGTGAAATAATCTTGCGACCATATCAGTTCTGTAATCTTACTGAGGTTGTATGTAGAGCTACCGATAATATAGAATCACTGAAAGAAAAAGTAAGAATTGCTACTATATTAGGCACTTTTCAGTCTACACTTACTGATTTTAAGTATTTACGTAAGATATGGAAGGATAATACAGAAGAAGAAAGACTATTAGGAGTTTCCCTAACAGGTATTCTTGACTGCCCTATATGGACAGAGACTATGCTACAAGAATTAAAACAAGTAGCAGTGGATACTAATAAGAAAGTTGCTAAAGAATTAGGAATACCACAGTCAACTGCTATCACATGTGTCAAACCAAGTGGTACAGTTAGTCAATTAGTCGATAGTGCATCAGGTATTCATGCTAGACACTCTGAATACTACATAAGAACTGTTCGTGGAGATAATAAAGACCCACTGACACAGTTTATGACTGAGAGTGGTATACCTTCTGAGCCTGATGTTATGAAACCTGACAGCACAACTGTGTTCAGCTTTCCTATGAAGTCACCAGCAGGTGCTACGACACGAACTGATATGACAGCTATTGAGCAGTTAGAGTATTGGTTGATGTTTCAAAGACATTGGTGTGAACACAAACCTTCTGTGACTATATCAGTCAAGGAAGACGAGTGGATGAGGGTAGGAGCATGGGTGTATGATAACTTCGATGAAGTATCAGGTATATCTTTCTTACCATTCAGTGACCATACGTATGCTCAAGCACCCTATCAAGATATAACAGGTGAAGAGTATGAGCAATTACTTAGAAAGATGCCTTCAGCTATTGATTGGTCTAAGTTAGGTGATTTTGAAAAAGAAGATACTACTAGTGGTGGTAGAGAACTAGCTTGCACAGCAGATTCGTGTGAGATGGTTGACATACAGGCTAGTTAGTGGTAGAAGGTACAGAGTTACTTTGGTGGCAATGGTGGTTATTAATAGCCATTTCCATCAATACCACTATCAATCTAATAGTATTCTTTAAGGGTAGGAAGTTACATATACGTGAGTTCTTACATATGAAACCTAGAAAGGTAAAAAGCAAATGAGAGACATCATAATTAACGCACTAAAGACTAAGTTAATAGGACAAATGAATAGTCACATAGCTAATATAGAAGTTATGATGACTAATCCTGTAGGTGTGGGAGACCATCCTACCATAATCGATACTATAGAGAAAGAACTAGGAGCATTAGAATGTTCTAATGGGAAATTAAACGTACTAGTCAAGTATCTAGAGAGACCTAAAGCAGAAGAACCCACTAAGTTAACTAAAAAATAGCCTTTGAAAGGGATTTTATGAAAGAACTAGAGCCAGCTAAAAAAGATAGAAAGAAGTTTGACATTGATTTACAGTATGGGAAGGTTAGAGAGCAACAAGTAGCTGACATGTTACAAAATAAAAAGATAGAAGTCAAGAGTGAAAGAGATATGTGGCAAAGAACAGGTAATATAGCAATAGAATACGCTAGTTATGGCAAACCTAGTGGTATTGATGCTACTGAATCCGACTATTGGTTTCACAATCTATGTATAGGCAAGGAAACTTTCTGCACAATAGTGTTTGACACCACAAGTTTAAGAAGAATCATTGCTAATCTAGACAAAAAGAAATCTGTATCAGGTGGAGACAACAATGCATCACGTATGTACTTACTAAACTTACAAAAGTTATTTTCAACAGATGTTATAAAAGCATTTAAAGGAGTAAAAAGTGAACCCAAAGTTAAAAATAAAAAGTAGAGCCGAGAGAGGACTAGGCAAATATGATGCACCTCTGTTTATACAGTACAAAAAAGGTATCAATTCATTTTATAGGAACGAGGAATCCCCCTACAAAGCTAACACAATGCAACATAGAGAATGGAAAAGAGGGTGGGATGTTGCGTATGCTATCAAGTTGAAGGAAGTTAAAAATGCAGAAACTAGAAGAAGAAGCGAGAAAATACATGCAAAATAAAGTAAAGAATGAAGAACTACTAATAGTAGAAGTAATGACTGCTGAGTTATATCAGCATGAAGCAACTAAGACTGCAATCTTCCCAAAAGAAAAAGCCTTAGAGTATTTAGCTCTAGGCTTGACTAGTGAAGCAGGTGAGGTAGCAGGTAAAGTTAAGAAACTTATACGTGATGGAGAGGATGTAGAAGGTTTTGAAATGAAGAAGATTGCCATAGCATCTGAAGTAGGCGATGTACTTTGGTATTGTGCTTTGATGGCACAGGAAGTGGGAGTTCCACTAAACACTATTATGCAAATGAACTTAGAGAAACTGCGTAGTAGAATGGAACGTGGTAAATTGTCAGGGGATGGCGATAATCGTTAGTGCCTATGCATAGGTATTAGATTCATCTATCCTTGTTAACAAATCCATAGACTCAGAATTATCCATGTTTATTTCTGTTAAAGTATTAGATGGCACAGCTTCAATAGTTGTGTCATCTACTTTATCACTGCTTGGTATCATACCAAATGCTCTATCTGTTTCTGTGTTTACTTCAGGTTCAGTACCCTCTAAGGAATCAAGCATTGAGAAATAAGAATCATCATCTAGTTCTGTGAACTTAGACCTAGGAAACATCATAGCTAATTCAGCTGGTGATTTACCATCAGGGTCATCTAAAAAACCTAAACTCTTTTGAAAGTCACCTAGTTGCTCTAGCCTTTGTTGTGCTTTTCTATCCACTTAATCTCCTTTTATCTTTTTCTTTATCTTAGAATGGTCGATAGCCCACTGTAGTAAATTAACTACT